TATAGTTTTTTTCACCTGGTTATATAATTATGATTTTATAAAAAGTGTGATTATAGTTTTTTTCACCTGGTTATATAATTATGATTTTATAAAAAGTGTGATTATAGTTTTTTTCACCTGGTTTTAAAGAAATATAAAATATATAGTAATATAATGAGTAAATTTGTTCAAAATGATAAACTAGTAATTACAAATAAAAAAGTGATAGAATTTTATAATAAAAACAAGCATCTAGATTTTGAGAAGATTAATTTACTATATGTAGAATTATTAGAGAATATATCATCTGCATCGTTAGATAATCCAATTGTTGTGAATGAGATTATGAGATCATTAACTGTTCAGAATAAAGATATTAATAATTTATTATCATTAGTAACATTATCATCTGAGGTATATAAAAATGAGTTATCTAATTTGAAGAGTGTATATATGAGTACGAATGATAGTATAAAAAGTGATATGGAACATATCAAATTATTGTTATCTAATATGACTCAATCATTGGTTGCTAAGATGTATGAGACAAAAGAAATGTATGTTAATGAGGTGAAGAGTACATTAAAAACGAATGAGAATGAATCTATACTTAACGTAAGTGCGACATTAGAGAAACAGAATCAGATTTTAAGTGATAAGATTCAATTATTGATAAATGATGTGATACCAAAATCTCAGAATATGTATTTTAATGATATAATTAAAAAGTTTAAGGAAGATACAAATCAATTGATAAATAATAATATGAATGATATGTCGATGGATAAGATATCATTAATTATAGAAACGAAATCAAATAATATGATATCAAATATCCAAGAACAGTTATTAAAATATATATTAATGACAGAAGATAGATTAACTAATAATTTGAATAATATTAAAGATATATCATCAAAAAATAATGTTGTTCAGGATAAGATGAATGATGAATTAACAAATTATTTAAATAAATATAAAAAATCGGTAGGGAAAGGTGAACTGGGTGAAGGAATATTATATAATATTTTATGTGAAAATTATCCATCAGCTGAAATAGTTAATACAACTGGTAAGAAAGGTATGTGTGATATATTATTAAAAAGAAAAGATAAGAATGTAATATTATTAGAGAATAAGAATTATAATACACATGTAAATAAAGATGAGGTAGATAAATTTTTACGAGATGTGAGTATAAATAAATCAAATGGGATAATGTTATCACAACAATCTGGTATAGTGGGTAAAGATAATTTTCAGATAGATATTCATGATAATAATATATTAGTATATGTTCATAATGTTGATAATGAATTTTACAAAATTAATTTGGCTGTAAATATAATAGATATTTTATCGAATAAAATAAATAATATAAGTGATAAACAAACAACTATATCAAAGGAATTATTATATGATATTAATAACGAGTTTCAGTCATTTATAATTCAGAAGGATAAATTAATAACATCATTAAAAGAGTATTATAAAAAAAGTTTGGAACAATTAACTGAGATTAATTTACCAAATTTAGAATTATTTTTATCAAATTATTATGCAAATAATAAAAAGAATTTATTGATATGTGATATATGTAAGAAATATGAGACAGATAATTTAAGATCTTTAGCAAGACATAAACATTCATGTAAAAGTAAAAAAGAAATTATTAATGAATCATCATCGGAATCTGATAATAAGAAAGAAGATAAAACTGAAACGAAAGAGATTGTTGAAGATATTGTTGATAAACCAAAGAAGACTAAGAAAAATTCCAAGGAAATAAATGTTTAATTTATCCAATCTAGGTTCTCCAACTTTGTTGGAGAACGTACGTCATATCATCTGAAATTCGCCCAAAGTTATTAAGGTATATTGCGGCAAAGCCGTATTTTAGTATCATAAAATAGCAATATTTAGAGATAAAATATAATAAATATTTTATCTATGAATCAGAAATAGTTTTTATAATTAAAAAATAAAGTTAGATAATAAAATATTTATTATATTTTATTCCAAATTAGTTATAATATCATTAACCTTAATTTTACAGCGGGGACTATTTTAAATGACACGATTTAAAATAGTCTCAATGAACCCGTTATAAAAATTTGGGTAATACAAGCATCATTTAATTGCTTTTAAACTATATTTATATAGTTTAACCATTGTGAAATGGGTATGAATGAAAACCAAAATGTTATATAGTTATACATATAATTAATTCGCATCTAGACTTAATCCATTTTATATGGTATTAATTCAAACTAATAACGTGGTATGAAATAAAATCACTTACTTTCATTAATTATAATAAATCTTTAAATTAATTTCGTGTCATTTAAAATAGTCCCCTCTGTAATAAAGTATTTATAGCAATGTTTAACTGTTAAAAAATACATGATTTTTATCAATATTATTATAATAATAAAATAATAATATTGTTATTTTATTGATTTTTAAATTTTTAAATAATATAAAATGTATATAATTTTATATTATTTTTATCAGTTTAACATAGCTATGTTATCATCTTTGTAATTATTAAAAAATTCTTCAATATCATACATACGTTCGCTTATAATATCTTCTAATAATTCTTTTTTAGTTACCACATCAAAATTATTAGTAATAGCATTATATTTATATGCTAAATTATTTTGTAAATTTGTTATTAATATATTTTTAAATTGTGGGTATTTATGATTAAAATGAGCTTTCTCAACTAATGTTTCAAGACACATATTACCAGTATTGAGAAGTTCAATTTGTTCTTCAGGCAAAAAATCAAAGATTTTTGCCTGAATGTTCTTTTTTAGTGAATACTTTATATAATTTTTTTATACCTAGTTGAATAATATTATAATTATTTATGGTATTTAATTGTTTATTTATTTTGGTAAAAGTTTTAGGATGTACTTTACATTGTTTATTCATTATTTCTAATATTTGTTTTTTAAATCTAAAAATAATTTAAAAAAGTTAAATAAAATTTATTTGGTGAAATTTTGACCAGATAAATTAATTTGAATGAAAAATCTAAAAATAATTTTACTATATATTTTTTTTAAATATTTTATAAAAGTTTTACACATCAATTTCCAATAGTTTATTCTTCTTTGATTTAGTTTGTTTCGTCTTATTCATTTGTTTTGTATTACTAATAGGTTTATTTGTGTCGTCTTCTACGATTTGATTCGTATAATAAACGAGTGATTGTTTGTATTTATTTTTTGTAATATTTATGTTGTCAATTGTGAAGTCATAAAATGTATCAATATGAGTGATTAAAATTATATGATTGTAATACTTCTTAATAAAAGTAGAGATAACAGAGAAATTATTAGTATGGTTTTTATCAAGTACACTAACTCCTTCATCGATAATTAGAATACCAATATTTGGTATATTAAATGTATTGGTAAATGCAATTTTAAATGCCATAGAAATAATAAAATTTTCCATACCACCACAAGAATAATATTTATTGATTCCATCATTAATTAAAATTTTAATATCATCAATATCTTTTGTTATATTAATCTTTTTATTAACAAATGGTAGAATAATACCATTAACAGTATCTTCAATTTGTTGTAATTTTATATTAATAATTTGACGAGGAATACCTTTTGGTCCAGTTATTTTAATTATATTTTCATAAATATCAATTAATTTATTATAATTATTTATTTCTCCAATAAATTTCATGTAATTTAATTTATTATTTTTAAGTTTTTTGTATTCAAAATTATTGTTATTAAAAATATTATTTTTATTAATTATAGTTTGTGTAATTAATTGAATATCATTTTTAATATTATTTATTTGTATATAAATATCAGTATTATATTCAGAGTTATAAATATTTTCCAGTTTATACTTTAATTTTAATAATTCATCATTAATAATTTTTTGTTTATTTTTAGTTATTTTAAGTTCACTTATTTTATTTTTATTGAAATCAATTTTATTTAATAATTCTTTATCTTTTTCATAATTTTGTATTTGTTTATTGACATCAAAAATCTGAGATTCCAGAATATTAACAAGGTCATTATATTCGCTAGCTTTCTCAAGTTGTTCTAATAATATTTGATATGGTTCATAAATGGTGTTAGTAATTTGGTCTAATTCAATAATATAATTATGTTGGTTAAATTTGTATATGTTATCTTGTAAAAACATTTTAAAATCATGAATTGTATTATCATTAAGTTGAACCAAAAGTTTTTCTAAATTAGTTTGTTCATGTTCTTGAATTAATTTAAAAAGTTCAATTGTTTTATTGGAGTTAATAAGTTTAATTTTATTATGATAAGTAACTATTTCATCATATTCTAATTTATATTTATGTAATTCATTAAATTTTATTTGAATTAGTTTGTACTCTTTATTGATTTTTAGTTTTGAAAATAATTGTGAGATATCATTAGAATGTTTTACACAGTTAGTACAAGACTTATTGATACATTTATTAAAACCGTACAATAATGTTAAAATATCGGTATTAGTTTCGATAATTTTATTGAGTTCATAATATTCATCATAATCAGCTAGTATACACTTCATATTTTTACAATACTTATCGTAATGAATGGTATTATATAATTTTTTAATTTTGTTCACATCAATAATATCATCACAATTTTGAGTTATTTTTTCTAAATTTTCGATAGTATTACTCAATTGATTAATATTGTTTTCCAAATTAAGAATAAATATTTTGGAATCATTTATTTTACTTTCAATATCTTGAATATTTATATTTGCAAAAATTTGATTCAAATTTTCTAATATTTTATTTGGAATTTTATTTTTTGGAATAATTTTTAACTCAGAAGTTATTTTATTATTTAACAATATTATATTTTCCATTTTTTGTTTTTCAAATTTATTATTGGATTCTATAATTTGTTCTTTATTATTTATAAAATTAAGTTTTGATATTTTTGATTTGACTAAAACTATTTTGTTGTTCAGTTCTGTTTTTTTGGTTTTCAAGTCATCTAAATCTAAATTGTCATTGCTTGAAGTTAATTTTGCAGATAAACTTAAATTTTCATTATACAAATCTTCAATTTGATTGTCAAAATCAATTTTGTTATATTTAACTAATTTATCAGATAACAACATTATATTATCTTGTATTTCTTGTTTATCTAATAATTCACAATCCAATGAATTATCAACTGGTTTTAATTGTTTGAATAATTTATTTAATTTATCATTTTTATTTTCATGATGTTTATCTAATTTAATTTTTTCTTGTTTAAAATTATTAATTGATAATTCTAGTTCATTAATCATATTATCTATATTATGATTATAATTCATATATTCATCTAAATTTTCTATATTTTTCAAATTAATTTTTGTTTCTTTCAATAAATCTTTGTACTTTGACTCTATATTTTTGAAAATATCAAATTTTAATCGTTCATTTAAAAATACTTTTTTGTCAACAGGTGACATATTAAAAAAGTCAATTTTGCCTTTATGATTACTTTGTAAACATATAGAACTAATACAAAAATCATCATAATCTCCTATTAATTTTTTAATTTTATCTAATGTTTCAATACGATCTTGACCATTTAATTGTATTTTATTATTTGATTCCATTTTATAAAAATCATAATTTGTAAATTTAAATGTATCAAATGTATTCTCTGACTTGGCACTATATCGTTTTCCTTCTTTTTCAATATGATAAATCGTATTATCAATACTAAAACTTACTTTACAAGAACATATTTTTTCTCTGGTATTTATTATATTACTATTTAATTTTTTATTTCTTTCTTGATAATTCCTACTATAATCGTCGAATAAACTGAATAATAATACATCAATTAATGATGATTTACCAATTGAATTAGGACCAAATAGTCCTGTAATCTCATCAAATGTTAATTTTGTAAAATCAATTAGATTATTTGGACCATATGAAAACATATTTGAAAATTCTAATGATAATAATCTCCAATTTATTTTTTCATCAACAGATTGAATAGCTGAATGTATTTCTTTTAGTAAAACTTTTTCCACATATTTTTTGCTTACTTCTGGAAGTTTATCAATTTCTGTATTAACTACTGATTGCAATGTTATAACATTAGTTTTTTTTATTTGATTTTCTGACGATAAGTTATTTAAAAGTAATTTATTATGTACAATATTTAAATTTGGGTATTTATTTTTAATGTCGAAAGTTATTTTATTATAAAATTATTGTTCATTATTCATTGTATTTATTCTTAATTTCCCGTGTGATGGTAATTCTAATTTATCTAATTTTGTTAGAGTATCTTTATAAAAAATATTATTATTTTTTATATCTATTTCATCGTATCTGTAATCATTATGGATTATTTTATATGATGAACATGGAGAAAAACGTTGTTTTTCTCCAGCTACTTTATTAGGAAAAGCCTTGCTTTTTCCTAATAATGAACATTTATTTTTTAAATCCCAAACTAATACACCGTGATATAAATCTGTTTCTGCAAAATTTTGTGATATTAAACTTGATGCATAAGCAATTGTTTTTTCTTCATTTAGATATTGATAATAATGAATATCACCTAATAATACAAAATCGTATCCTTCAAAATTAGTAATTGAATTTTTACTAAATTCAAACCCTTTAGAGTTTTTACTATTTGCTACAGCACCGTGATATAGTCCAATTTTAATTCCATAATCATTAATATCTGATGCTTTAATAAACTTATTATCTATTAGGGATGAAAATCCAAATAAGATATTTGAAAACTTATATACACCTGAGTTTTTTAAATAGTACAAATTATTAAATGGTCTCTTATATAATATTGTTGATAATGAATCTTTTCTTGTATTTGCTTTTTCATTAAAATCGTGGTTTCCTGGTATTAATATTGTTGTCATTATTGATGATAATTTTTCTAAAAAATCAACACATAATGTTTCACTTGTTGTTGTTAATTTATCTTTATTATGTAAAATATCACCTGTTATTACTATTAAAGATTTATCGGATTTTACAGTGTGTAAATATTTATATAAGTTATTAAAAACGTGTTGATATATATTAATATGTTCTTCTGTATTTCTAATATGTATATCTGAGATATGATATATTTTATCATATTTTATATTTTCATTTAAAATTATATTAGTTTTCATATTATAATATTATTATTATTAATATTTATGTATTAACTTCAATTTTTTAATTAAATGTAATTAATTAAAAAATTGCTGCGAACAATTTTTTGCTGTTAATGTCCTTCTTACGAGTAAAATGGGTTAGATAAAATAATATAGTTGAATTGTGTATTTTTAAGTATGATATACGATTTAGGATTGTTTTAGAATAATTAAACAATAATTTCTAATGTTTGAATGAGTTCTTTTGATACTTTATCTCTATTATTATATATCATCAATTTCACATCTTTTAATTTGTCATTATAATAAGCTCCTTCTCTACTATTTATCTTACTTATAATCTTTTGTTTTTCATCTAAAACATCAGTATTAGATTCAAAGAAGCTTTTAATATCATACATTCTCATACTAACAACATAATTTAATAATATTGGCAAAACCACATTTCATCAACAGCAATAAAATTTTTAGTTGTTTTATCATATTTATAAGCTATATTATTCATAAGATTGGTTATTAGGATATTTTATTAGAAATAGGCACAATATAAAATATTTTAATAAAAAACAAAGTGGGCTATGCCGATATTATCTCAAAAAAATTGAAATTTTTAATATATATTTGTTCTTAATATTAATATTAGTAATCACCAACATGAGTTCTGTCAGCCGTTTTAACTTTATGAGCTATTTTGCTCTTTTAAAGAAGATTGACGAACTCCCTTTGGAGAAATTAAGAAATCATCAATACTTGCAATTCATTGAAGAGGTATGCGACTCGGTAATCTGTCACAATCAATTTTCACGACAACAAGAAACCTTCACAGACGATCTAGATAAAGCGTATGAGCCTGCATGCAATATTCTGACAAAACTATATCCTGCCACTGTGTAAGTTTTTTTTGGTAACCTCTTCGATCAGTTTTTTTATTATATCATGAGTGACAATACGATTTATTTATTTTAAATTATTTATTAGAAATTATACTAAAATTATCAACACTTGCAATTCTGTAATTTGTCATAATCTTTTTTCACGACAACAAGTTACCTTTACAGATGATCTAAATGAAGCGTATTGCAAAATTATATCCAAGTTTTTTTATTATATCATGAGTGACAAAACGATTTATCTATTTTAAATTGTTTAATATATCTACTAAAATTTTAGTGAAGATATTAAACACTCAGACACTCAATATATAAACTAACTAAAAACCGGGTTTCTTCAACGGTCCATACAAACTTAACATCATTTGAGAAAACTCTTTTTCCACCCGCTGCTTACTTTGTTCTAGCTGTTTAATCTTGACAGCATGGACCTCACCAGCAACCCTAGCCTGAGCCTGAGCATAAGTTTCAGTGGGGGAAGAGTGAGCAGGGGGAGCGGTGCGGTGGCAGGGGGTGATGTGGGGGTGGGGTGTAGGCCAAGAGCGATAATGCATGTCAACGATAGTACCGTTTGCATTGACATAACTGTTAACTTTTACTAAGTCTTTAACAATGTTGTTTCTGTTCATCTTGCGATTTTTGGATACAACTTGTGAATTGTGAATACAGCCTAAAATATTATGAAATCAATAGGCCCTAAATATTTCAATTTTTTTATTTGAGGAGCTAAGCAAGTTAAATAAAGGAATAGCATCGAACTATTTCTTTTATTAAGGGATAATATCGTGCCATGCACGTGACTTTATAATAATATTGCTAAATTGCGAGCAATCTATCAATTTCTTTGAAATAATATAAAAAAGCTTATTTTATTCTATAATAATATATTATGAATAATTATTATTATAAATATCTTAAATATAAAAAAAAATATTTAGAATTAATAAAATATGAACAAGTTGGTGGTAAAAAGAAAAATTATAATTCAGATATTAAAACAATAAAATTAAAAAAAATAAATGATAATAAATATATTTTATTATTTTATTGTCACTTAGATAATATTATAGACAAAAAATGTATTGATAAAAATAAATATAATTTTGAAAAAGTATATGGACAATTTTTTATAAATTTATATAATAATAGAAAAAATATAGATAAAGATTTTTTATTATTAGTAGAACAAATTAAAAAAATTTGTAATATTGAAATAAATGAAAAATATAATATTAAAGATTATAAATTAAAAAAAATAACAGTAAAAATTATATCATTACATGATAAAAATATTTATAAATATAATATTAGTTATAAATATAAGAATGAAAATAAAATAGCAATATTAACTATAGAAATATTAAAATCTAATATAATTTATAAAACAACGTATGATATTACAAATATATTATTAATCTATAAAATTCTTGGTCTTAATTCTGGTGGATTTTGGGGATTAAATCCAAAAGTATATGACCTTTTTGTAAATATTAATGCAATTGAATGTTTTGCATCACCATTTAATCATACACTAGATAATTTTTATTCTTTATTATCAATAGATAAACAATTTGGCTCACAAGGAAATTTTTTTCAAAATTTTATTGAAAGTAAATATGATATTTATATAATGAATCCACCATTTACTGCTGATTTAATATTACAAATGTTTGATTATATTAAAATTAAATTAGAAAAAGATATTTGTTGTATATATATCTATATACCAAAATGGAATGATATAAATACCCCTTTTTATAATGAAATTTTAAAAAAATACACTAGTGTCAAAATATATAAACATGACCTTCTTTCTAAAGCATCTTATGTATATGATTATATTAAAGAAAAAAATATTATTGCATCATTTGATACAACAGTATATTTAATTACAAATAATTTTAATGATCAATATTATGATATTTTTACAAAAATTATAAATATTATGTCAACTTAAATTTATAATATTGGAATATATCTTGGTACATCATAATTATATAATTTAATTTTAAATTCTCCTTTATTTTTATATGTACCTAGAATATTTACATAAAATGCATCAATAAATATACTGGTATATTTGCAATTTCTTATAATGGTGTTTTAGGTTGGGATTTATATGATAAAGGTGGAATTGATAGTGATAGATTATATGAATTTTTAGAAAAATATATTACAAAAAAATACAAAAATAAATTGATAATTTTAGATAATGCAAGTAGTTATTTTATATTTTTGTTAACAAAAATATAAAATCAAATGAAAAAATAAAAGAATTACTAAATAAGCATAATACATTATTATATTCATTTCCTTATTAACATTTTACAAATAGTATTGAAAATTACTTTAGTATGATGAAATCAAGATTAAATAAGTTAGATAGTTTAACTAATATAGAAAAAGTCATTAAAGATTGTTAGATTTTGTTCACATAAAGATGTTAGTAAAGGAAAAAGATTAATTAAAAAAGCTCCTATTATTGTAAGTAAAACATCTATTATTGCTATATTAAATATACGATAATAATGTACACTTTTTTCAACCTTGCCAAATAAATTTTTATATTCACAAAACATTATATAATAATATAATGTAATATTTTTCTTAATAATATTATATGTCAACCTCTAATACAAAATTATCATGTATCAATAAAATTAACTCAAAATCAGATGATTATTATAATATTTAATTATAAAATTAGTCCAAAGCTAAATAAATATATAAAAAATTTATATATATATATATATGGAACTTTTATTTAATAATACTCAAATATTTGATGGTACTCAAATATTTAATTCAAGTGTAACTAACGCAATAACATATTTTACTACTAATCCATTTATTCTTACAGCAATATTTTCTAATAGGCTAAAAAAATGGTATAAAAATAGTAGTGAACATCCTAATATATTCAACGAATCACCTACAAAACCAGATAACTTTATAACTGATTTAAGTGCTCGGCTTACTAAGTTAGCTTGTTCATCAGGAAGTATACAAAACTATATAGAAAATTTACCAATAAATTCTATTACTGTAAATGATATTAAAAATATAAATGTAAATGATATTATATATGTTAAATTCATTTCTGAATATGGTAATATTGTAACTGGAAAAAGTTACTTTTTTTTTAAATTAAAGTGTGACTTCTTAATACAAACAGTAGATGGTGTAAATTTTGTATTTACTGAATTTGGCACAAATAATAAATTTAGTTCATCCTTTAATTTTATGGATTCCCTCGTAAAATCATTGCGTATTAGTAAAGAAATACCTGCTATTGCTGCACCTGCTATTGCTGCACCTGCTATTGCTGCACGTGCTATTGCTGTACCTGCTATTGCTGTACCTGCTATTGCTGCACCTGCTATTGCTGTACCTGCTATTGCTGCACCTGCTATTGCTGTACCTGCTATTGCTGCACCTGCTATTGCTGTACCTGCTATTGCTGCACGTAATATTGCTGCGCATCATGTGTCTCTTAATAGATGTTTAGTAGTATTTGATTTTGATTGTACTTTAACAACAAAACACTATTTTTATTATATGAATAATATAAATCATTTTGAAAAGTTTTGGGGTAATAACCTTGGTGTATTATCACCTTTAGTGAACAAATATAAAGAATTAAAAGAATATATATTAACTGAACATAAAGAAGATGAAAATAAAGAAAATAATGAACTATTAATTAATGAATTTTTTGGTGGAAATATTAGATTTAAATTTATACGTAATGGATTAAGAACATTACGTGAGGATGGTTGTAAAGTAATTATTGCATCCAGAGGTTATAAAGATCAAATTATAGCTTTATTAAGATGTGTTGGATTAGAAGATGCATTTACTGATGTATATGGTAATGAACGTGAAAAGGATGAGTTACTTTTTGAAAACATAACTTCTGGAATATTTACACAAGTATTCTATGCAGATGACGATAATTCTGAACATACAAAATTACTTAATAAGTTTCGTGTAAATCCAGCTTCTGCAAATTCATCACCGTTATTTGATAGATGGGTACTTGGTGACGTTGAATATAATTTTTTTAAAAAATTAGTTAAAAATAATAATACAGGTATTACATTACCAGATTTTAATGGTTTATTAAGATTCATTTATAAATCCGAAGTTAAAAATAAATATCTTAAATATAAACAAAAGTATTTAGAATTAAAAAAAGCAGTTTATCAATAGATACTTTATAAGGATATGTTAAATCTTATACCTCTTAATTTAGAATGAGTTAAAATATTTTAAATAATAAAATAGCTAAATATCTCAAAATAAAATCAATTATCATTATATTAAATATAATATAGATGGAACTTTTACAAATAACACATTTTACAGCGGGGACTATTTTAAATGACAAACTCAAATGAAATTTGAGTTTATTAAATTCTAACTTTGTTAGAATTTGACATGATTTATATGAAAAAAAATAATCTTAACACCCACTATAAAAATTTGGGTATATCAGCAGCCTGAAGATATGGTTGCTAATATAAATGCATGTGGACAGGACGGTACAGTAGCCGGTCCTGTTTTAACCAAAAAAATAACTTTAGATCCAAATGATAATCTTATTATACAATTAGTACGTTTTTCTTTTGATCCGACGACAGGTATGCCCTCTAAAGTTACGACTGAAATAGAAATAAATAAAGAATTAATTATTAATAAGAAAAAATACAAAATTCAAGGAGTAGTTGTACATATTGGAGCTGATACCAATAGTGGACATTATTATTATGTAAGATATGATAATGGTGAACCAACATTTGTAATAAGTGATAGTACTATAGAACCAATAATTGAAGAAACAAAAGAAACAATTAAAGAAAATGCATATATATTATTATATAAAAAAGTAAATGACGATAGTTCATATAAAAAATATTTAAAATATAAAAAAAAATATTTAAGTTTCATAAAATTCTTTATAAAAAATAAAGAACCGATTTAGATTAAAATTATAACTATATTCATTTATACTTGATTTTATTTTTAATTCTTCAATTAAACAATTGAAAATAAAATTCATATCAACTTCTTTTCCTAATAATTTGTCTAAATTTAATCTTGATGGTTTTAAGTTTTCAGACCATTTCCTACTCCAATCACCTTGTAATAATGATTTACATCGTGTTGTTATTTTAACTTTCCTATTATCACTAGATCCAAAGAAGAAAATTAATATTATATTTCTAATTTCATTCAATTTATCTTCTAAAAATATATCCATATTATTATATTTTATTTATTTAAGATAAATTAAAGTAATTAAAATATTACCTAATATTATAAAACTTTATCAAATAACTTAAAAATTTAATGATATGGATTGTAATTTTATGCTAATAAAATAGTTATTAGATATTGGTTTTCTACTTAGTTTTTTTATTTTTTCTAACTCTTCATATCTTTCAATCCATCTTTTTAGACTTCTTTCTGAACGTGCATAATTTTCCTAAAGGAAAATTAGCACCTACTTTATCTAAAAAATCTTTGATTTTTTAGATAATGAACACTTAAATATTTCACAAGTTTTTGTATAATTAGTGTCATTTTCTAAATAATATTTAACTGCTGTAATTTTATAATCTTCACTTTTATGTTTTGACGAATCTAAATTACATTTAGGTTCATTAATTTTAGCTAAAATTGACATTTAATATATAATTATTTATATATTAAAAAAATCGGCATTTTAAATCTTCAAGAGTGTAAACTTATGTGAACATGTTATTATTTTTCCTTAGAAAGAAAGTATAAAATAATTTGGTATTAGTCGTAATTTTGTGGATGGTCGCGTCCTTTTATAACGTGAAATTGAAAAGTAAAAGCTCCAACCCACTTGACAAGATACTCATTATCGTCTCCCACGTCAAACATGTCTCCTAAATTAGGGAACTTCCATTTATGACACCACATAAAAGGCTGTGTCTGGTCAAAATCTTCATCATTGTGAAATGCAAGAGTATCAATTGTTGAAGCTAAATCCATTGTCAGATTATCAAAAATTTCTGGAAATTCTTTTTCAAGAACTGATCTTAATTTAGGACCAGTCCAATTCTGCGAGTTAATAAGTATGAAAAGATCTATGGATCTAAAATAGTCCATTCTATCAAAATATGCTAGATTGATTGGATAGAGTATTAAAGTGAAAGCTCCCATCCAATCAACGCTGAAAACATGTCCTGCTTCTTGTTTTGCTTCTTGTTTTGAATAAACTATACAACCTTGTTCTATTATTTCTTCTCGACAATTATTAAAATCATCTTTGAAATATCGTGATGAACTATTATGAACTTTTTCAAATGCACAGAGATCTATAGCCATACCCAAATCTAGTGTCATATTGGCAAAAATATGGGGAAGCTCTTCTTCAATAGCTTTCCTTAAAGCATTAGGTTTCCACTTTTGTGATGTAATAATATTAACAAGATTTTCTCGATCTTGCATATTCTCAATATGAGAATCAAAAATATTTGATAAATATAACGATGTCATTAATTTATTATAATATATATTGTAATATATATTATTAATTTCAATTTTTTTTATTAGCGAGCAAAGCGAAATAATAAGAATATGGAAGAAAGTTCCGAGTGATCATTTTTTTGCGTGCACTGGCACATATTTTATGAGTAAAACGAGTTAGATAAATTCATATCGGCATAGCCCACTTTGTTTGGTGCGAACAATAGCGGTAAAACTGGTTTATATAACAAATAAAAGAGGTCAATAAGAGTATTATCTATAAAATATTATGATAGTTTTATCTATCGATTCCGTCTCAAATCGCGGCTTTGCCGATATTACTAACTTTCAAAATTTAAAGGTTAGTAATAGGTTCTTTTTATTTTTTTGTCTATTAAATGAATGAGTTTAGGGATTGTTCCCGTGGACTCTATATCACTTGCAAAGAAAATATAGTCCAATAAAGCCACTAAAACGTTTAATAATTTTTTAACTATTAACATTTTAATGCTCATTCAAACCAAATACTATCCAGAGATAGTAATATGCTAAGAATCACTAAAAGAATCATTAATGTTTTTGTGTATTTTTGAAGTACATGGCAAGGATCTCCACAAGAGCGTAAGCGTCAGTATCAGTTTGAAATTTAAGCTCGAACACAGCTTCATCCTCAATGTTGCTTTCTGTGAATTCAAAGCTACTTGCGATATCAGCCTGTATACCGACAGTGCTCGAGTCAAAGTCGTCATCATCGATATTGCTTTTTGTGAATTTAATGCTATCGATATCAGCAAGTACACTGATAGTGCTCGTGTCAAAGTCATCATCAGACTCGTCATCAAAGTCGTCATCAGACTCGCCATTAGACTCATTATCAGACTCATCTACATCAAGTTTGACTTTTTCTACAACTTGCTCTAACTCTAAGAGAAACATCTTTCTATCGGTCCCTAGGAAGTAGGTGTATAATTTTGTATCCTTAGACTTTTGCATCACCACTGGCACAGCATACAGTTCGCCAGTAGCAATATAACGCTTATTTTTAAGTTCAGTAATTAAATTGGGAAAATTTTCAAACATCTCGTAAAAACCGACTGCATTATTCTTAAAGGATTTTTTCTTATTACCGGTTTGCGTCTTAGTACTTGCTCCTTTTCTCATGGTTCCATAGATGCGAAGAAAGTCGCCATTGTATTGCACAAATGATGCTCTACCGGGTCCTGAACGATAATTACTCCAAACTTTGGAAATATCAGTGGCATCGGTAGCCTCTAATTTTTTTGCAAGCTTGATGAAAATCTCAAAGAAACCTTTGTCATTTTTGCATACGAATATGCGTTCATTTTCCTTGATGTCTTTGAGGAAGTCGGGTCCTTGAGGAAGCTTAAAGTTCTTTACAAGCTTTTTGCCAGCTCCGTACTCTTTCTTGACCACTCGAGACTCAACGGGAGCTGACATTTTGAAGAGAGAAGTTGTATCTACTTGAGACTCAACGGGAGCTGACATTTTGAAGAGAGAAGTTGTATACACATTCTCTTTTGATTCATCTTTTGATTCATCCTTGTCAACAACATACCCATTGCCAAATTCAATCCGGGGATCATTCCAGTCAACTGCCTCTTGAGAG